TGAATCTTCGTCAAAATTTAAATTAGAAAAGTTTTCTAAAACAATTCCGTCATCATTTTGACCTGGATTATTCACAATAACTTGTAAATCAAATGAACCATAATCACTACCGGCTACATCAACTGCTCTTTTAATATTTGATATACCGACTTTGTATTTTGAATTCATATTAGTTCCGTGTGATATTGTTTTCACTTTGAACAAATCAGTTCTAGCTCCATTTACTAATTGTGATTGGATAGCTGGTGTAGTTGCTTCATTGAAGTCAAATGAAAAGTTTTCATCTGTTTGAGCACTACCTGTTGTTGCTATCTTAATTATATCAGCAGAAGCACCTGCATTTGTTGTATTTTGGAAATTTGAATACACATAAACTGCTTGGTTTGCGTCTTGTGGATTTTCACTAAACACTTTTGTAATGTAATTCGCTGAACTTGAATCAAATGATAATGTAAAAGCTGTTGTGCTTCCTGCATTATTTGTGTCAAGGTTCAATACAAATGAGTCTTTAGTTCCACCTGAACTTAATGAAGCACTATTTAAACCATTTAGCTCTGTTGCGTCTGGGTCTGTTGCGCCTCTTGAAGGTTTTAGAATTGCTGCAACTCTGTGTCCTACTGAACCACTAATGGTTAAAACAACACTATCATTTGCATATCCTCCTAAATGTAAAACTCTCACGATTGTTACCGTTCCTGCACTTTTCAAATATTGTTTTGCAGTAAAAGGAACATAAAAATCTTGATTTTCTTTTCCGAAGATTTTTTCAAACTCACCTAAATTTCTAACTGCGGTTGGAACAAAAGCTGGTCCCATATCTGTTGGTCCAACTAATGCTGCTCCAATCTCTCCTATTCCTTCAGGTAAGAAAGATAAATCTTTTTCTCTGGTGAATACACCAGGGCTTACTATTCGTTCGGCCATTTTCTTTCTCCTATTTTACTATCTTGTAGATAATTATACTCTTATAAATATAATGTATAAATCTCAAAATGCTTTGATTGGGGTAAAAATATTACTCTGCTGGTGTAAATTTACCAGTAGTAATGTCTAAATCACCAGCACCATATTTTTTGGTCAATTGTTCAAATAAATTAGATTCATTTGCTTGTTCTTGAACATATTGAGTTTCTAAACGAATCTTTTGATTATGAATTCTCTCTAATGTTTGTTCAGTTTGTAAACGTTGAATTTCTAAATTACCCAAAGAATTTTGAATAAATGCGTAAGCATTTCTCAAATTTTCTAATGATTCCATTTCTTTTTTAGTAAATTTGACTTGTTTTTTCTTTGCCATTATAACTCCTTGTTGTATATAAATATAAAACTATTTGTTCAAACAATCACATTTTTGTTTGATATCTTCTACTTCTTTCTTTAATTCTTTGATTGATTCTATCAACAATGGAACAATCTTTTCATACTTAACACCTAAGTATCCATTAGCACGAGTTGCTACAATCTCTGGCATAATTTCTTGAATTTCTTGTGCTACGACACCAATGTCTTTTCCTTTGTATGTTGATTGTTTATCGTTCCATACAAATGTATAACCACCAATCTTATCCATTTTTTCTAATGGATTTTCAATTGGTTGTATATTGTCTTTTAAATTTCTATCTGATGAACCAAATGCTATAACATCACCACTCGCTTCAATTTGAGAACCTGATATATTTCCTAAGAATTGTGCATTTCCACCTGCCGACATATCTAATTGTAATGCAGTTATAGTTGTGCTATCGTCAGTTCCTTTGAATAAAATATCTTTGTCCGCTGTTTCTGCTTTAATAATGAAATCAGAAGATGCTCTTTTGAAACTACCAAATGAAGTTCCACCATCTTTTAATACAATGTCTGTTCCGTCTGCGTCAAGAATAATATCTCCTGATGAATTAAGTGTAAAATCACCAGTTGATTCTATTAATGAACCTGAAATTTTAGCTAATGAAGCCGTAGCTGTTGTTGATATATTGTGTGCTGATGATATAGTTCCACCTAATATTTGATTTCCATCTCCGTCAAATATTATTGCATTGTTTGCACTTGAACCAACTTTAATTGTAAGACTTCCCAATAGTTGTGTCATTCTACCAAATTCAGTTCCGTCATCTTTGAATATGATATCTCCACCATCTCCATCAAGTGTAAGGTCTCCTGCTGTATCGATACCGTCTGAACCGACTGAAATACCGGATGCGGTTACTTGATTTAGATTGGCATTACTGCCACTAACTATGACTTTTTTCCAAC